TATCTTTTTATTAATACTCCTAAATTAATCATTTAAATAAGTTAAGTTGTCTCACGTGCATTCTTAATCTTTTATAAGCCTTGTCAAAATATTCATTATCTATCTCACAAGCATCTAAAGTGCATCCGAAGTTATGGCAAGCAATTCCGATACTGCAACTTCCAAAATGGGTATCTATAATCTTATCAGTAGGTTTTGCATAGTTCTTTAATAGCCATTCATATAGTTTCACGGGTTTCTGGGCTGGATGGAGTCTATCCTTCATCTGCATTGGTGAAAAATAAAATGTTTTAGCCACACTATTAAATGAAGTCCATGCAAATTCACAAGATGCAAAACTTATATCTGGCGGTTGTTTCTTATCATAAATTAGAAAACATTTAGTGGCACCAAGATAATCTAAAAAATAATTACCACCCCATATTATCTGATTTTTTGATATACGAAACAATTCTTCAAAATATCTTGTGTCGGGAATATGTTTATCCCATGTAGTATTACTTGAATTATATTTGCCCAATCTCCCGCTTGACGTTATATCTATCCCGTAGGGAGGGTCTACAATGGCTAAATCATAATAGTTATCTGGAATATCTTTCATATACTCCATACAATCACAATTATACAACGCAATCTTATCTGTAACTTTTTCTATTCTCATAATTTTTATCTCCAAACTATCCATCTTCTGCTGCATGCCCTGCATCTGCTTGCTCAAAGGGCTTAATCCTCCCGCAAGAGATACAACGGAAAGTCCCATTTGGGTAGGCATCTCTTAATCTAATATACTGACTGAACACCCTATCCAGCTTCTTAACCAATGTCGCTTGGCTTGCCTGCCGTTTCTTCGGCTTATCTGATTTATTCTTCTTAATGTAGTATGGCATTACTTAAATCCCCATTCTTTCATATAATCAAACCTTTCTATGCCTTTGAACTCATCAAAATCCTTTGGACTAAGAAGAATTTTATCATACCGGCGTTTACCTCTCCATTCATCTATTTCGCCCTTTGAATATGTTTCAAAGTCTGTGGGAGCAACACTAAAATAGGTTTGAAATCTATACCCTTGCACGGATTCTCCTAAATATCCAAATCTCTTTATACAATAGTTGTTCACAATTTCTTCAAACCTTCCATATATTGAATAAACGGCTACAAGTAATCCATTTGTAAAAAGTCCCGTTTCATTCAAATCAGGAGAATGTCTTACCAAAAAGAATTCTATCCTATCCAAAAACTCTTTTCTCTTTTTCTCATATTCTTTGCATTCAATTTCCGACATAAAAATCTTTCCGTCAAATGACTTGAAAATAGTTGCTGATGTTATCATTTCCATAGTTTCAAATATTTTAGTTATAGTCGGAGTACGCGGACTCGAACCGCCACTAACAGAGCCAAAGTCTGTTGTGCTACCATTACACCATACTCCGTTTCGCCCCACCGCCGTGGGGCTGTTGAACCAATTAAATTTTATCGTATGAAATTCCCTCTCGGGTGTGGACAGGGCAGGACTCGAACCTGCATGGATATTGTGCTGCTCACTTATGTCTTTTATCGCCTGTTACTAATAAGGCTCGCTGTTGTAGGTTTTGGTATCCGTGAAAATCACTTCGTTTACCTCTGTTTCTGGTCTCATTTTCGCCAGACTTTCCCATCGGTCATTTCCTACCGACCTCAGCTTAGAGCATCATCCTACTGCTTAATAGCGTCTACCTATTCCGCCACCTGTCCGTTTGTGGCGGACGCTTCCGCCACGGTGTTTTATTGTTTTATATCTTGTAAACTACTCGCTTAGATTTTTGAACACTCCGCCTTTGTTGACAAATGACAAGATGTTTACTTTCACATATTCGATACGGTTATGTGTGAAAGGTACGCAAGGCTCACCACTAAACATGTGGGCAAACTTAGCGTCCACCAGCACGGTGCGCTTGGGAAAACGCAAATTGCGCTCCAAGCCACTGTGCGAGTGTAAGAATGTTAGTCCATGTGACATACGCTTACTGATTTTCGTTAGGGTTATCGTTTTTTTCTTTTATTTCTTCGAAATCGTCAAAGCCTGCAAACTTATCGGCTACGGCTTGCGCTTTCGCCATATCTACCTCGTCGTCATTGTCAACGTAATCATACTTGTTACGTTCATACATAACGCTTTGGTCGGCTTGCATGGCATCCTTTAGTTCAACGGACAAAGGAGCATTCTTTGAAATGTTCAACTTTGTAACCGTCTTTAATGCCATCATGTCGAAATCGGTAGTCCATTTGGATGCGTTACGGACATAGTCTTTCTTTGACGCATACGTTTGCGAATAACGCTTTGCATGTGCTTCAACCTCGGCCTTAGACATATAGAATACCGATTCGTAGCCGTTAAGCAAGCGGAAATGTGACACGTAGCCGACAATGGGTAACTTTGCACGTTCCTCGTCGTTTTCAACAAACTTGAAATTCAATTCGCCAGAAAGGCGGTCACGGCCAATCAACTCGCCCTCGCGGATTTCCGTTGCATTGATAGACTTGAACATTCCGCTACGGAGTGCCAACTGCACAAATCCGCGCCAGCCGATTTGGAATTGTGCAACCGTGATACCCCTTTTTTTGTCGTTATACGGGATGATATAGGCCATACCGATTGAATTATCAAGCGGCATGTTCAACGCCGTTGCTTTCATGGCCGCAAACATCAACGTGTAAGGCTCGCAAGCCTGCAAGTTGGCATTGTTGGCCACAAGTGCAACCAAGTTATTTACGAAAGACATCTTACGGTCGCCTAACACGTCTGTAAGATACTTTTGTGTGGATGGGCTATTGATAGTTTGGTTAAACAATTTCAAGCCAGTAGGTTTCTTTTTGTCTGCCATAGTTTTACTTTCTTTAAAATGTTATACAAATATTACTTTTCTCCTTTTACCTTGATTTGGCAATAACCTTTGCGCTTTTGTGTCTTGGTGTACTTTTCAATAATCTTCTTAGACTTACGCGGGTATTGCTTTATCAGGTCCTCCACGTAGCGTTTGGCATCGAATGACTTGCTTTCAGACGGTGCAACTGCGACGATGGAGAAATATTCATTTTTGATAGACTTTATATCATGTTCAAGCATGAAATCGTAAAGCCTTTTCTTGAACTCATCAATCTTTGTCTTGCGTTGCTTTATTTCGGCAAGCATGGTGGCCATGTCGGTCATTTGGTTTCTCACCTTTTCGGGCAGCAAGTTGGCATCAATTTCGTCTCCCTCGTAGTATTCCGTAAACGTTTCCAAGAAATCGTTTACAATTGCCATTGCTTTCTTGATGTCGAAATAATTCGATGTAGTAAAGCGTACCTTTTTTATCGTCATGCGTGTCGGGTCAAACTCAATTTCCTCGGTCAAGTCCAAACCGTCGGTACTATAATGAACCAAGAACGTCTTAACCGACCAGTCCTTACCAAATGTGCTTGCAATTTCCCGCGCAAGTAAGTTTTCGATGAACAACTGTGCATTGTACGTTTCGCGTGTGTCGTTGACGTTGTACTTAGTAGTCTTTACTTCGTACACAAACAACGTCTTGCGCGCATCATCCTTAAGAACGATATCGGGGTGTGCAATCAACTTGACGTTCTTAGTCGAATGAACTCTACTTTCCCATCGAACATTTGACTGGTAACGTGGGTCTTTCCATTTTAAGTATTCAAAAACTTTATTTTCTATTTCATTACCAGTGCGTATTGCGTCAGTTTCTGGAATGTCCGTTTGTGGGATAAGTCCCTTAACGATAGCAAGCCGCTTATAAGCCGATTTCGGCACGTAGCCCAGTGCTGCTATTTGCGCCAATATTTTTGCATCACTTGAACCTAAACAGCCTATTCTCGTGGCTCTAATGTCATCTTTGTAATTTTCCATAAATTTTAATCTTTAATGTTAATATTATAATTCAACAATGCTTGGTAAACTTTTTGTGCTATTTTGCCTTCTTTAAAATACTTTTTTGCGATAGATTTGATATAGTTTTCTTTTTCATTCTTGTAGGCATAAAACGCTTCGTTCTGAGTTGTGTAAAAGCCAATATCTTGCAATTTTCCGTTTTTGTTAATCCTTGCACGATAGTGACCTTTGTATAGTGTAACACCAATAGGATAACGCCCGCGACTTTTTTTACATGATAGTAATATTGTATTTATCTCGGCAGGAACAAAGCAACACGTTTCTGGGCTATAAATTTTATTACCATTAACAAGAATGTCTTTATCAAGATGATACCCTTCGACATAGTTTTGGTCAAACCAACGCTTAAAATTGCTAAACGTAAGCCATTCGGAGCAAACGGTGCAATCTTTATACGTTGGTTTATATTTGTGGTAAGATTTACTATAACATCTTGCGACCATAGAGTGCCATGTTGTATAACATACGTCCAAAACACCTAAACAACGTAAGTCATTATATGCAACGCCAAAGATTTTTCTTGCAGACGTTCTTCTCCCTTGTTCTCGTGATTCGATACCGCAATCTGGGCAACCACTACCATCCAAATGGTAGCAAGCCTTTTGCCAAAAAACACCGTGTATAGGGCAAATAATTTTTACTTTATCATCACGAGTACGATATATGACATTTGCATAATCGTATTTATCACCGTGTATTTGTTTTGCACGTGCAATAAATTCCTCTGTTGTTGTTTTCTTTGACATATTTTCTAAAGTTTAAGTTCCGAAAGCCCTTCAAACCATACGTCCAAGCCGATGGCCGTAGCAACATCTAACTCGCATTTACAACCTGCGCTGCGATTCCAACCGTACATAAACATGATAACGTCGCAATCAAGCAATGCTTTCAAGTCAAGTTTCATGTATTCGTTAGTTGTAAGCCCAGGCTGGAAATGGTCGCCAAGTGGATTGAAAACGTCGTAGCCACGTCCGTGTAGTTTCGCTTCCATAGCCAAGGCCGTTTCCTTACGTTCTTCCAAGTCGTAACCACTAATCGGCAAACTAATGTAAACTTTCTTTTTGCTCATTTTTATCGTCTTTTTCTTTTTTGTTCTTGATGATTGTCACGTCGCGGCATGTAACGTTGTTCGTGATGAACGTATTGCCTTTGTACTCGTTCTTTACCGATGTAAGACGGCCAAAGACGGATGCACGTTGTCCGCGCCGTGCATTAACTTTTTGTAGATAGGCAACTTGTTTCTTATCGAAAACGAAGATGCGAATGTACGTTTGTGAGTGTGTCCTTTCGGTTGAATCGGCAAACTCTTTCATGTACGAATTGATGCAAAGCGAAAAAGTAGCGTATTCTTTCCCGTATTGTGTCTTGCCGTACTTGTAATCGTCGCCGATAACGCCCTCTAACATTACTATGTTCTTATCCATGCGTCTTGAATTTGTTGCAAAAGTAAAATAAATATTTGTAATACACCAAAATATTAACACTTTTAACCTTTTGCCATTTCTTTTGCTAAATATTGTTTAATGTCATATTTTTTGGCAAATGAGTTAGTTTGTACCATGCTATTGCCATAGCATGAAAGTGTGCCACAACAAGCCCTTTGTTAGTTAGATACTTTTCTGGGTGTGCTCTATGTCTTTCGACGTGTTCCATGACCTTTGCACGTGACATCTTGTATTCAAACTTAGTGCCGTCCTCGGCCACAAAACGTGCCTCGTAACAAACATCGTTGGCACATATAACTCGGCATACGATTTGCCGTGTTTCCTTGCCACCGCCAAAGCGGATTTCATAAGTTCTCGGCCAATGCCTTGCTTGCGGTTCAATTCAAACACAGATAGGTCGCAAATGAAAGCTGTAGATGGGTAGTCATCATCAAGTTTCACGCAAATAATTCCGATACCATTTTTGTGAACTATGTCAATAGACGTACCCCAATACCACGTATTAGTGTGGCAAAGATAGTTGTTGAATGTGGTGGTCATAACTTATGGCAAAGATAAGGTGAACATGCCAAAAATCAACCAAAACAATGCTCTATCAATATCGCCGTCACAATAATGCACGATGGCAATAACGATACAAAGAACGACACAAATAAAGTCCACTATCTTAGCTATTTTTTCTACGCTAATGATAGGAAAGTAAAAACGAAACTTTTTCTTCATAAAACTTGGTTCAAGGAAACCCAGAAGTCTTCAGCTTCTGGGAGGAATTGAACCACTATTCCCTCTTTTGTTAAACTTAACATAATTATTTCCTTCAAACATTTGAATATCTCGGTTATTTTTCGTATATTTGTGGTATGAAATTGACCTTGCAGATTAAGCTGCTTCCAACTG